ATATAGAACTCTTTCCTTAACTGGATCGTCCTTAAATTGAACCCATACTTTTTTACCGTCATCTTTATTATAACCTGGCATTAATGTAATAGGATCTATTTCTTTAAAACCTATAATCTGATCTTGTTCTGGATTGTAAATTATTTCAAAAGACAAATATCCATCAATTAGGAATTTTCTAAAGAAATACCATGCAGATTGATCAGAATTAAACCCAAAATATTGGTATAAATCTCTATACGATTTATTTAAGTATTTAGTAACTTCTTCTGAAACATCCATTCCAATAAGTTCTGGATTTCCAATAAAGTTCTTATTGTCATATACGATAGATTCATCACATAAGATATCTAATATATCTTCTATTTCATCATGAGTGGAAAATCTTCTTAATTCGTCTCTTTTACCTTCATAACCCTGGTCAAAGAAAGGAATATTTTTTCTCATTGTTGTGTCCGCCATCGATAATGCAGCAAATGCTCCATACATATTATCGTCGTCTAGACCCATTTGATTCATTTGGCCGTAACCAAATTCATCTTCTACGGGACCTATTGCCTGAGATTGTCTTAAGACTAAATCATCGTAATACATTCCGAAAGACGAGAGTCTTTTTAATGTATCACTTAAAGTGAATGATCTTTTACCAGTACTTAATGGTCCGTTTCTTTCTATAAATCCTGCCATGTGTTAAAATTACAATTGTATTATACTTCTCTTTATATATTCTTTTTTCTACGATGATCTTCAAATAATTTAATAAGCTGCTCTTTATTAATTCCCTGTAAGGAATTAAAGTCGATAATTGCCATTTTACACCAATCCTTATATGCAACTACAGCTTGATTAGATTTACCAGTTTTCTTATACCTTCTTATTGCAAAATCATATCCGGATTTCTCTAAATACTTTTTTGCACCTATATATGAAAATTTAGGTAATCCTCTCTGTGCATCTGCACTTTTTGTTTTAGATGCTGCTTTTATTATCGCAGAATACTTTTCATATACTTCGTCTAAAAAATCTTCTCTGATGTTAGGAGGAAGTATTGTTATATTTACTCCTATATCATCTCCGTTATAAGGATCTAATGCAAGAACTACTGGCTTATCATCAAACCACATTAAATTTTCTGAGACTGGTTTATAATTAAATACATATAATTTACCTGGTATAAACCTGCTCCTAGTAGACCCTACTGCCTTTTCTTTTCTATCTTTAAGACCACTTTCAAACCAGGCTATCGATTCTTTAGAAGCCTTAGCCCTTCCTTTGCCCTTTATTAATTTCTTTATTTCTTCTTTAATGTAGCCCATTGATTATAGTTTCTTCCGTTAGAACTATGAAGTTCCAATTTCTTTGAGAGCAGAATTCTTTAGCTGCATTATATTTATCCATATTTTTAACATATTGCTCTGCTAAAAATTTATATGACTTAAGAGCCTTCTTAGAATTTACTTTAGGAGGCTCTGGTTTTTGTATCTGTTGCTTTGGTTTGATTTCTACTAGATATTCTTTAGCAGTTTCATCAGGCTGAATTGCCTTAAAATAAAAATCAGGGTAATATTTTCTTTTGGTAGAATCTTGTCTAGACCAATATGGTATTTCAACAGGTTCACTTGACCACATACTTACCTTTTCATTTTTGTCACACCACATCATAAACTTACGTTCCCAAGAGCTTCTATATATGATAGGAGTAGGTCCTGCATATTTAGAAGGATTATTAGGTTTATAATAACCTTGATTGAATCCTGAATTTTTAGTTGGTTTGACATTCTTTATTGACATTAGATGCTATAAATTCCTGTTTGATTTTCAGAGTTGCCTGATCCTTTGTCTATAGATAGAGTTCCTTTGTATTTTTGAGGATGAATCTTATTCCATCCTTTGGCATATCCTCTCTTTGCTATCTCTGTGAAATAAGCAAATGCATTTGGATATTTAGGATTGAAGTTTCTCCAATATTTTAAAAGGTCTAATATAGCAAATTGTAGACAATCGTTCCTATCATCTTCACTAACATACCTCATTCTATTGATCGCCTTTTCTGCCAAGAGAATTAGCATTTTTTCAGCATCTCTTGTTAATTTATCCTGTTCTTTTGAAAGGACCATTTGATCAAAGAGGTCTCTGTTATTTAAATAGTTTTTTGATTTTCTTCTTTTAGCCACAGTGTTGTTGGTTTATTTATAGAGATTATACTCAAAAATGTTAAAAAGTTTATTAACCTAAAAAAGGGACCAATGGTCCCTTCTCTATTTTACGATGATACGTCTTATGCGTTTAAAGCTTCAATCTTATCTTCCCATACTTTAATCTCTGAATTAATTAAAGCATCAGCGGCTTTAATTTCTTCAATTGATTTATCAGCTTCAGCTAATAAATCTCTTTGATCTTTTAAGAAAGAAATCATTTCTTCAAACTTTGAAATTTCTTCAGATTTCTTAGCAAGTTCTAAAGTTTCTCCTTCTAGCATTTCAATTACTACACCTGAAGCGTCTTCTGAAGTTTCTGCTTTAATATAAGATACTGCTTCATTAGCGGTAGCTGAAAAGAATTTATTTAATTTGGTGTCTTTGTTGAATCTTGAAATAAATAGATTTTCATCTAATTTAAATAAATCAACAGTGACACCTCCCTTCTTATACGTGGTAGCGAAGTCTAAATACATGAAATTTTCTACAATAGTAGAAAGGCTTTCAAATAATTCAGCTTTATTTTTGTTTTCATATCTAACTAGTCCGCTGGCTAATACGTATGTTGAAAATGATTCATTAATTTCAGATGTTCCATTGTAGAACTTTCCTTCTTCAATGTTGTAAATAAATTTTGAACCTTTGTTATACCATTTAATATCGTTTCCTACTATATCGAAATTTTCAAAAGCCGTGATTGCGTTTAAAAATTCTTTATTAGTTGGTCTTTCGATAATTTCAATGTTGTTTTCTTTTATTTCGTAAGCTCTATTATTTAAATAGAATTGAACGTTTTCTTCAATTTTTACGAAAGGTGCTAACATGTTTGTCATTTTGTTATTCGTTTAATTTTATTGTTTAACTATATATCTGTATTGTTTTCATCAATTATATTAGGATCGTCAGGTTGTGCCTGTATTTGCTCATCCTTTGCTTCTCCTTTATTAGATGTAATTGATTTTTGTTTTATTTCAAACATTCTATTTCCTGCATGCACTTCTGTTTCAAATTCAAACGAAGGAATAAATGAGTTTACTTCTATTGGGAATGTTATTTTATAATTTTCTTTGTCGTCAAATCCAAAGTCTATTGGATTTTCTTGACCATAATCCTCGGGTAAAGAATAGTACGAAGATAATCTGTATGTTGCCTCGTCTAAATGACCTACCTCTACGTTAAAATAATTTGACTTATATAATCTTTTGATAATCATTTCAGTGATCTTAAATGAATCAAGACTAGAAGATACTAATATCTCTATATCAAAACTAACTGTTACTGGAATCATTTCAACCTCAGCAGAAAAAGCTTGTAAAGATCCATCTTTATCTAGTTTAGAATAATTTCCCATTATTCTTTTATTAACTAGTTTAGAGGATTCTATTGCCATTGAAGTTATTCTAGCTACTCCCCTTGGAATTGCATCATAATTTCCATCTGCGAACCCAGGATCAGGATAGCAATCTTCTCCGCTTGGTGTAGTAAATAAGAAAGTATCTCTTAGAAATTGATCATCTCCCGTAACTGAATAATAGAAAGGAACATCAATTATTTTTCTTTCACTCTCACTAGACTGTCTATAAAAATATACTTTATTATTTAAGTCTGCTATTAGGCCAATTATTATGTGCCTAACAACTGAATCATCTGAATTATATTTAAGATTATATGTAGCCATCTATTATAGGTATCTTGTCGCTGCTCTTTGCCAATTTGGTAAACCGGACATTTTTAAACCAGCTGCTTTAACGAATGTTCTCATAGAGATATCGTTTGCATTTTTCATAAATTCGTAGATTTCTTCCTTTTCTTTAAGTGGCATCTCAGTAGGTTCTAAATGAGGTAATAACCTTTCCATTCTTTCCATTAAAGTTGCATCGTCAGGATTTACATCTACTAAAATAGATCTAGATCTAATAGCTCCATCTGGATCTGCCTTTTCTTTTGCTAAATTAGAAATAAAGATTACTCTTCCTGCAAATTCAAATGAGTTAGGAACAATTCCGCTTTCTTCTAAATTAAATGCTTCTTCAGGACTCACGTCTTTAGGATCGTATACTGCTTTAGTCTTTTTTAAATAAGAGATTTTTCTTACTTTCTTTGTATCTAATGCCGCTTTCATTAAGTTTCTACCGTTTTCATCTCTAAATACTGCATCACAGTCATCAAAGATTAATGTCTTATTTCTATATTGATAGAATTTCTTATACATCATAATAACAGATGCTGCACCTGAAACCATAACGTAATCTTCTTCGTCAACAAGACCTTCATCTTTCATTGCTCTTTCTACATTATATGTTTTACCAGTACCTGCTCTACCCGAAATAAATAAGGAATTAAATGCACCTGCAGCCACTCTTCTAGATATTTCATAAATATCTTCCATTGTTTCTTCAAGATATTTAACCTTATCATTAAGTGTCATATCATTTTGTGTTTCAGCAGCAGTAGGCTTTATTGCAACCTGTTGTCCTTTCTTAATATTCATGATTGAAGAATAAGGAACTTCTAATTCGTCTGCTATTTTATTAACGGCCATTCCAGCTGCTAATTTAGCCTCGATCATTTTAATTTCTTCTTTAGAGAATGCTCTTTTAGTTCTTCTTTCTAATAACATTGACTCCTGTATAGATGCAACGTATTTTTTATCCATTAATCTAACGAATTCTCCAACTAATTTAACGATTGGGAATGTTTCAGATGAAATAGAAAAATCAGATTTAGCGTTTGCTGCATCTGAGAAATAGATTATAGAACCCACAATACCAGGGTTTTTTGCCGCAGCGGCAGTTACCATAAATGCCTCTGTACCTTTACTCGAGTAAAACATTACTCCAGAACCCATATCTGTTATCATTTCAAATGGAAACTTTTTAAAGTCCTTCTTTGTTTTCTTATTTACAAATCTTGCGATTATTGTAGCTGCTTTATTTAGAGAAGGATTTACAAGTTCGATTGAACCTGTTTTCATAGCCTCATTTAAATACTGATCGTATTTTAAGATTTTGTTATTCATGTTTAAGTGAAATCTTTTTATTTGGTTTATATATCTTTATTCTATAACCTCTATATCGAGTTTAGAGAATCCATTTTCTCTATATATTTGTATCTTTTTATCAAATAATTCATGTGGAAGAACGGTGTGATTAATTACGAAAGTATTAATCTTACTATCTTTAATAACCTGTGATAGAATTTTAAGAATGTTGTGAACTCCATCTGCATCTACTGAAGATAATAACTCATCTAAGAATAAAAGATTTAATTGTGGAAATCTTAATTTAAGTATTTTAATGATAGCTATGATTATAATAAAGTCTGCTTTCTTTCTTTCACCTGTTGATAGTGTAAGTGGATTAATCTCTTCTCCTAAATGATTAATAAGACAATTAAACTTTTCATCAAACCTTATATGAAAGGGTAGGTGCATCGTTTGGCCCATCGCCGCTATGTTAGCATTAAGACCCGGTAGAATAGTTTGTATCGCTAGGTTTTTAACACCATCTTCGCCTAAAACTTCTTCTATTATTTCTAAGAAGTTATAGTTACCAGAAGTTTCATCTTTTAAGTTTGACTTTGATGATTCTTGCGTTTCAAATTCTTCAATGATTTGTTTTAAATGTGAAAAGTCATTATTAGAGTTTAAAGAATCCTTTATCTTTACCAATTCATTCTTTAGATTTCTAATGTTAGTATTAATAGTAGATACCTTATCGTTAATTGCCTTGTCTTTAATTCTTAAATCTGCAATATTAGATTTAATATCGTTAACCTTTACTTCAGCATTTGAAATATCTGATGGAAGAGATTCTGCCTTAGATTCTATTTCTTTTTTCCTTTCCTGGTGAAAAGAAGAAGTTAGTTCACCTTCACACGTTGGGCATTTGTCAGTTTCGTATAATGCAAGCTTTTTCTTTAATTCTACTAACTCATATTTAAGTGAAGTATATTTAGATTGCTTTTCTTGTAAGTCAGAAGAATTAGAAGATATCATACCTGACACCTTAGTGCTTGCTTCTTCTAATTTAAGCCTATTAGAATCATATTTTTTAAGGCTGGTTTTTAAAGATTCTATTTCTTCTTTGTTTTTAGTGTCAGCTTCTGCTAATAATTGATTTAATTTCATATTAACAGAAACTATGTTTTCACTAAGCTGACTTAATTCTTTTTCATAAGAATCTAATTCTATTTTAAGATCTCTTCTTTCATCTTTGATCTGCTTTTGCATATCATTAAGGATAGAGAAACCAAACATCTTATCAATGATTTGTCTTTTATCATGATTTGTCATTGTCAAAAAAGACTTAAAATCATTTACTGATAAAATAATAATATTTTTAAATACATGGTATGGAATTCCAAATATCTCTTCTTCTAAATAATCTTGAACTGATTTCTTACCTGCTTTATCAAATTCAATTCCATTTAAAAGAACTTTAAATCTGTTAGGCATTAAACCCCTTTCAATCTCTACTGTTGTCGTTTTACATTGAAGTTCTATTCTTACCCATAATTCTTTGTTAATTCTATTTGGAAGGTCTGCCATCTTAACGCCTTCAACTTTACCATAAAGCGCATACACTATTGCATTTGCTATTGTAGTTTTACCATGGCCATTTTTACCGAGAGTCAATAACAATTCCGCCTTATCATCTTCGAATTCTATTTTTTGAATTGAATTACCGTATGATGCAAAGTTTTTAAATTCTATTGATTTGATTTTCATGCTTCGTTGTCGTAATTATATGCACATTTATCATGCAAGTTTTTTAAGCTGATCTTAACTCTTTTTCGGGTTTCATCGTCATGCTGTAGACCATCAACGAACGTATTACATAGGTGTAGAATGTTATAGTTCTTATAGAGATCTTCTATTTCATCCATATCGTAAAGGTCTTTGTCTAAAAAAGAATCCGATTCGTATATGTTTGGTTCTATTCTTCTACCTATTTTTTGTATTTTGTTTATTAATCTTGACAGTGCACTTGTTGTTGCAATATTAGAAGGAACATATAAATCTACATAATTATTTCTAATCTTATCTTTAAATTCACCAAGAGAAACACTGTAAAGACCTGTAAGATAAAACTTTACGAACTTAGGTGATATAGTATTTTCGTAAAAGGTTTCTTCCATGGTTCCTAGATCAACCATATCAAAGCCCTTGGTGTTACCTGAATCAGATCTTGTTAATTCGTAAGGAGTTCCTACTAATCTTAACTTTCCTTTAGTTTGTCTATAATGAATATGTCCTGAATAAACTGCATCATAGTTTTTATAAGAAATAGTATCTGTTCCATGGTGGTTTTTAACTTTAGAATTTAAAGAAACTCCTGAAACTTCAGAATGGCAAAATACAATATTTGAATTTGGAAATTGTGCAAGTGTTTCTGCTTCATGTGTGGAATCTCTTCTCCATGGCATTAAGAGAACTTTCTTTCCTCCCCATTTAAATTCCCTAGGTTCCTTATATACTGCAACGTTAGGAATCCACTTTAAAGAATCTATCGAACTTACATCATTGGATTTTTTAGCCCATATATCATGGTTACCGCATATAACATGAACTGGCAAAATTTCACCTAGTCTTTCAAAAAGATCTACAGCATAGTGCAGAACTCTTAAGTTTATACTTTGTCTATTATCAAATGCATCTCCAACCTGAACTAAAATGTCGCCTTCTTTGACATCTCTTTTTAGTGTTGGAATAAATTGGTTTTCGTAAAAATCTTTCTGTGTCTGTAACCATTCCAGAGAATTAGAACGAACTCCAAGGTGCATATCTCCGAGAATCCAGATTCTATTTACTGGTTTCTCTAATACCTTTGGCTCTATCATTTTTAGAAAAGTTTATTTATGTTCTTTCTTTTTAAGACGTTTGTTTTCTTGTCAAGTTCTTGAATAAGGGCTTCCTTATATTTGTTACTTAGTGAAGAATAAAATTTAGTTGGATTAATATTGAAGTAGTCGCATAGTTCTGAAAATAAATCTATTATAGAAAACTTTGTACTTAGCTCGTCATACATAAAACCATACACTTCGTTTATGTCTAATTTTCTTAATTTAGTTATTTGTTGAAATTCATCTACCTCATTAAACTTCTTAAATCTTGAAGCCTCTATTAATTCATGAATCTTATTTCTGATTTGTTCACTTTCTATTTTATCTTCTTCGTCTCTGTTATCCGTGTATTGTGGATTAAGGTTAAATGAAATAGTTCCATTTAGTTCAAAGTCTCCGCCGTCTTCGAAAGTGTTGTCAAATATTTTATCTCTTTTTGTTCTCATAATTATAAGCTGTGTATGTTAGAATTAGTAACTTCATCGGTCTCTGTAAGTCTCATGTAATTATAGTTAATTCCTAATTTACATTTAGATCCTCTACCTTCACCGTCTCGTATTTTCAATATTTTAAGCCAGTATTCATAACTAGCTCTCATCATATCGTCTTGTATAATACCAAGCATAATATCTGCAGTATGTGATAGACCTGCTGATTCTGCAACATCTGTCATTGTGATATCGCTTGAATTATAACCGTTTCTTGTAATCTGTGTTGCTGTTACAATTAGCCATCCGTTTCTTACACCCATTGCTCTAAGATCTTCTGCAATTTGCTTGATCTTAAGATATGTGTTTTCAGAATTAGGATTTCTAAAATTAGAAAGAATATTAATATAGTCAATAACCACTGCACCTAGTTTTATTTTTCTTTCTTCTTCAATTTGCTTCAAGTATGCTTCAATATCTGGAACAGTCGCCTGTGATGTTGGAAATTGTTTTACAAATAATTGACCAGGAGGAGTAAAGCCGTCTCCTACTGTTTCTAATTTTCTTTTGATCAAATCAGAATTTTTAGATTTTTCTTCGTATTCTGAAATATTTATGCTTAGTAAATTAGAACCGATTCTTTTCATAAATTTAATAGCTGACATTTCTGCAGTGATTACTGCAGTGTTTGTTCCCATCTTTACAAAATTAGCAGCATCATTAGCAAGGTAAATTGATTTACCGATATTCTGTTCACCTACATAAACAACTAAAGAACCATCTTTATCATAACCACCGTTTAAGGCTCGATCTAAAAAGTTATATCCTGTAGATACTTTAACGGCATCTTCGAAAGAGTGATCCTCCGGTTTAAAGAAGTCTAATCCTAGGTCAGAGTTAAATACGATAGAGTTTCTATCATTAATTAAAGTTTTAACCTTAGAGATGATCGAGTCTGCATTATCCGGTGTTACTTCAGTTGTTTTAATATACTCAATAGTATCTATAAGAGTATTATCAAAGTTACGCCATTTAATCCATGCTTCGGCTGTAGAAGTTAACCATTCTTCGTCATATTGATCAAGGTCTACATTATACACAATATCTATAATCGACTCTTCAACCTTTCCTGAAATCTTATCATTCTTAATAAGCAATTTCATTTGCTCACTAGAAGGAGTTTCATGAAATTTGTCATAGAACTTAGTAGCAAGGAAGTGTATTAAGTCAATATCTTCTGAGGTGTAGAATCCTCGTTTAATATTTCCTAGATACTTAGGTTTCTGTAAAGATAATTTAAAGAATATTTTTTCAAAATCAGGTCCAAATTTCATATTATAGTTTTTATACTTGTTCTACCACTAAATCACCATTTGTTTTTGCAAAAGGTACATCTGACCATAAATTAATTGCAATTGCCTTTCTAGTTCCCTTAGTAACTGTATCGACTGCATGGACATCATCACCTGCTCTAAATATAATTAATCTATTAGGTCGGGTTTGAATTACATCAGGCGCTTTATCCTTTCCTGCAGTATGAACTATTAATTCTCCTCCTTCAAACTCAGGCTGTGGTGGATAATATACAGTGCCTATTACAGGTCTTACTATTTCTTCTCCGTTGGTTTTCTTGAACCAAGATTCATCTTTATCAAAATGAAATCCTAAATTGTCTTTATGTCCTAATGTAGGATTAGCAGACTGAATACCTGTCCAATATTCAAATCCTGCTATATCCCATACTTCAGATATTGGGCAATCATTTGCCCAA